CAACTATAGATTTTCCTTCTCACCAAATACGAGTTTAACATCCTCAATCATTGTTGCTCTCTTCATGTCTAAGCATAAATGGTTCAACAGTCCTTCAATTTCGTCTTCCGTCGTACTGTACTTGTTGGCTAAAACTTTGACTACCGTGGCGTATTCGTACCACATCTCCAACTTCAAAGGCCACTTATAGTTTTCAACCACTCGCTTCACACATGACAAATCTCCCAGCATTGCACAATAGCTCAGATTCCTTGCCATGCAAATATTTCCCCTAGATCCAACCATCTTCCCATTAAACAGTTTGATGAGGAATTTTTCGCTGGTGCTATAACTATCTGTGAATGTCACACCTTGACTGGGTTGCCAATTGCCAGTTTTTGTTTTGAACCGTTTTTCGAACTTTCTTTGTTGCTCCCCACGGAATCCATCCTGGCTTGTTCTAGTCTTTACTACGAGTGTTGTTACGTAAAAGAATTTCGATGACACTAGTTTTTCCGTCCACGTTAGTAGGATTCTCCCACGTGTTTTCTCTATTGTAGCCATTGAGGAGATGTACGCATTTTTCTTCGTTGTGATTTTTTCTAGCTCAAATTCTGTTTCTGCCCTTTGTTGTTGTTCATTAAAAGAGTTCATTACTTGCAAATCGCATAACTCCTCATGGTCAACGAACATCAATGGGTTCCTTGTTGCCAACGTCGTTTTTCCATGACCGGGACCCATACCTATTGCCAAGTTTACCTCGGGCTGACCTCCATTGCCGTTGAACACCTGATGACGACGACTCATGCGGACAAAGTCTGGGCCCACCTCTAGCTGTCCGTTACTGTTTGTATACACCGTCATTCTCAAGAAGTTTCCTCCGACCTTGCTGATTACTGGTTTAGAAACCATGTTGTGTTGCCTAGCACTGTGTAGCATTACTTCTTCTCTGGTTACAACACCCCTGATTATCATCATATTATCGTCACCTAACACCAACATAATTACGAGACTCGCCATGAATCGTTCCACAAAATCTGCGTGCACGTTCAAGTTGACTATTGTATTACCTATTGATGTCGACGCCTGACCCGTTAGCCGGCCTGCATCTCCGTCAAAACGTATGTTAACTCCTTTAGCTTTCCAGTGTCGATGCACTTTTTTCCACGTTGCTATCATTTGCTTGCTACAACCTAACATTTCATAAATCAGCATCTCCGTTTCGATCTGTATCATGTCCGTTTGCCTGTCTTGTTTTGCTAAATCATCCTCCACGAATGTCACGCCCTCTCCATTTAATTTGTTTAGGCGAGCTGACAGCTGTCGAGGCGTGTACCCATCGCTGTAAATCACTTGCGGTATTAAGACTCTTTTTAAGTTTTCTTTTGCTTGTAAGAACCCTGCACTGAACAATGCAGTTATTCCTTTCCGTTGCCATACTATTAATCGGCTAACTTGCTCGCTTATTGTTGTTGTATACCCGTTCTCGTCCAGCGGTGATACTGTTAAAAGGTTAGACATCACGTCTTTCATTCTTGACTCGAGCTTCGTGTGAATGTTCACTTGATCTAATCCGTGAACATCAAATCCTTCGCTCAATATTTGGTCCACCTCTTTTGTGATGGACAAGCCATCCGGACGGGTTGACAACCAGTCTCGAATTGTTGCGGTGTTCCAACCAACTGGTTTTAACCATTTGTCACTTCCTGTTTTGAAATAAATTCGTCGGAAACGATCAGCGTCTGTCTTAGGATCTCGGTTGACCTCCCTCAAGTGCAGCACGTTTCCGAATAGTGTCGACACTGCCTGCCACCCGCCGTGAAGTTTTGAATTGTATATTCCTTGAGCGTGTGTTGGCCACTCTCTTGTTTTGAGCTTAATGACGTTAGCTATCCCGCCGAAACCTTCTCTTTGTCTTAACCGAATATCCTCTTTCGGCAAGTCCAAAACAGTTTCTATCATCCCTGTTTCATCATCCCAAAAATTGATCGTTGATGGGTTTGGTAATTCTTGAATCACCTCGTCTGTGATGGGATCTGTAGCCGTTCCACCACCCACTATAAGATCATCCTGTTCATAGACTTTGGTGTCGTCAGGAAAAGTTGTACTCATTATTATGTCAGGATCTACAAACATAGTCTCGTTTAAACAGTCAATGCTCAAGAGTGTTTGCTCCAATTCTGGTGTTATCTTTTCGTCAAAAGCGTCGCGCTTGATTTGCTCTTCACTGCTAGATTTCGTTTCTTTGCCAGAATGCGTGAACTCCGGGGCGCCTTCATGTCCGAGTTCATCTATTAAAATCGCCTCATTTTCTGTCTCCATTTTAGCGTAACCTGCCCCAATAGGCGAAAATGTCAACGTTAAGAAACTGTGTGGGTCCGACAATGACAGCTGTTCCAAAACGAGTTCTCCTGTTAATTCTCGATATGTGTCGACACGAATGTCATATATATGGTCGTCGTTGACAAAGTTGTCAAACTCATAAACTTGCTTCACAATATGGTTGATTCGCGTTCCCTCTTGATGCTCTATTAAAGTGTATTGCATTACGTTCTCTTCATACTCCGTGTCAGTTAATGTGTGTGGCTGTTCCAACAGTTCTAACAACACTTGTGCTCTTTGCGGCTCTAACCTATTGCCAACTGGTTTCCATGCTACCCTGTCCCAAGCGGCGACGACATCGGGGTAGTTGAACTCTGTTTCCAATTCGATTATATCACAAATTCTTTTCAAAGATTGATTGTCTCCTGGTTTATTTGCCGCCGTGACGAGTTTAGGTAACCCATCCTCCACTCCCAGGCGGATTGGACCACCGCCACCGAGGGCTGTGAACAGAGCTTCATCCCAAATTTCTTCATCTGGGAATCTCACTCTAGTTCGAGCAAGGTCAAGCATGTGATCGCGGTCTGGTCTTGCATGATGGTTTACGTTGTCAAACCTTGCCACTAGCACTCTTTCAGCGCTAGGGTTGACACTCACTCCAGCATTCCAGTCGTGCCAGTCAGCCCATTTCTTTGATGCGCTGTTAATGAAACCCAGTTGCTCTACCTCTCGTGTCAGAATTTGGCGGTCCAACGGAGCAGCAGGGCAGTCCAATGCTACGCCAACGTCATATATCACCAACGGGTAGCTCTCGCAACAAATTACAGTCATGTCATCTATTGTTGTTGCTACCGACCAGTCTAGACTTTGACCGTTTCCGCATAAATACAACCTCCCTGGTATTAACGTATGATGGAACCAACCGTGCACCTTGTTAGCGTCTTCTGTTTCTACCAGGCACGTGGTACACTCTTCCCTAATGATGCCTCGATTGCTTTGCATCACTATGTCGAATCTGCCTTTCAGTCTTATTCTTCCGTTACTTATCTTATCTGCTATCTTCTCGAAAGTTTTTGGAATCGGTTCTTCTGTTGCCAGCAAGTTTCTAATCTCGTGAGCCCGGTGATGAGCCAGCCTGTCCCGCGGTCTCTGGTTGCTTTTAATCTTCGTCACCACGAACTTGATTTCAGTAACGTCAGACCACGAGAACCTAGTTGTTGAAACCAAAGCACAGTGGCTGTAACCATCCCGATGTGCTGTGATTCTCAGCCAGTCGATCGGCCCATTATTGATCACGTTTACTTTGAAGTGGTCACCAGTTATTAAACCGACATTCAACCCGCAGGCTCCCCATAACTGCATGATCTTTTCTGTATCCTCGTACTGCTTTATTCGGAGCATATTGAGCCACGTTAACTCATCTAGAACGAATTTTTTCCGTTCTTCTCTACAACGCGATCTTCTTAATCGTGTTGCGTGGACCCACACGTCTCTCACGCAACCTCCCATTTGGTCCGGACTCATGATAGTTTCAACGGCACCCAAGTTCGCGGTTTCTCCTCTTCCCATTTTTGTTGGCAAGCTGTCATATGGTAGAGATAAGGTGCCTATTGGCCAATTTACCTGAGCAGGATTTTGTGGAGCCGGCTCCCTTACTGTCTCCTGAGCTTGTTCAGTCAATTCGTCCATCAATTTTTTGTCTCGGCCACTCAGCGAGCTGGATGTTGGTGAGCCGCGCGAGTCATCTGGAACCTGTGGGTCTAGTGCCTGCACCAACGGCCAGAGCTCAGCATGGTTCGTTGTGCTTTTAAGCACCAAACTTAGTGGGAGGGTTGATCGAGTGCACATTTCATCACCAATTGGTTTCATATTTATCGATTCTTGAACTTGACGCAGTTGTGGATTTAAGGGCATATTAGAATATCCATGTTGGTTGGCTGGTTGATAGTAGCAAGTGTCTAACTCAAACCAGTCAAAATTTGCCTCATCCATTCCATACACATGACCGTAGTTGAAATTGGCCGCGCAAAACCGAGATAAATTGGCGTGTGAAATTGGCTTGTGCAAGGCCATCCCATCTATGAAAGGTCCGAAAGTGCGCCATGGTCCAACCACGGTGTTACGATTCGTTAAAGCGCCTAGTGAGTGCAAATGGGACAGAACTTCCTCAGAGTACATGCAGTGTAAGCTGGGTCTACCACTTCGCATCATTCGCAACACTGTTCCTGGTAACAACATTGCAGCTAAGACTCTCAAACTAGCACCAAAGCGGCCCGGGTCTTGAAGTAATTCCAACGTTTCGTACCCCAAATTTGTAATATGTTCATCGCGAGCACCTATGTGTACGTGCCTGCCTGGGAAATTGGCTGGTGACCTCATAGCTTTTCCCGGACATAGACTATACAGGTTGACGATAGCGCTCTCGTGCAATTTCATCTCATATAACTTTTCTCTAAAAGCGCTTAGCCATAACACCATTGTCGTTGTCAATGCAGCTCCGCTGGCCAGGTGCTCCGCGACAAAGTGTGTTTTAGTTGTGCTTAACAGGTCTCGTCCAGGACCTAGCCGCTCTCCCAATAAACTAGCTGCTAGCGGGTTGTACCACACCGTGAGACGTGGTCCATCGTGTCCAGATAAGTGTTTGCACATGTCTTGCGGCAATGTGTTCACGAGTGGCAATTCTAGCAATTCACCCAGTCTTACGTCTTCTTGCGTTTTTGTAGTTTCCACGCCCGCGTTGGTTTGAGACGTGTAATAAAACCCACGCTCATAATTATGTTCTAGGTATTGTGCGCCGGTTTCTGGGCATACCGCACCGACCAAACGAACTAAACCCCAGCAGTCTGCATGTTGCCCCAATTGGTTGATTTTGGTGCCATTAGGTGCTTGTTTGTTGGGTTGGTACCTCTTAAAATTGCCTTTGGCTTCTAATGTAACTAGGTTTGCGGTCAATTGTTTTAGTCCCGTTTCTGGTATATAGCTTCGGCTTTCCTTCGGATAATCTAAAATGCGTTTTCTGCTTATTCTTGTGTACGTCATTCGTTTCCTTCCTTGTTCTTCTCGCAAACCTGCATTCCACCCTAGAGTGCCCCACCTATATTCAAATAATAACTCCACGTGAGCAATGAAACCTCCTGGGACTGGTTCGTCTCCGTGATGCACCCAAGCTGCGGTGCTCCAACCTTCTGGCACGGGCATCAGGCGCTCCCAGCAAGTCCTTTCCAAGTCCGCTCGTTTCACGCCGATTGCTAAAGCGTACAACTCCATGAACTCTTCTTTCGTCTCAGCCAAAGCTGCTTCTCCTGGTGACATGGGTATTTTATTTGTGCTAATTTCTACTGGCACCCAATCTCCTGGAGTGCAAATTGTCCAATCTATATTTTCTAGCGCTTTGGCACTGTAGTGTGGTCGGATCATGAAACCTTTGCGGCCGTATTTTTCTTGTAGCACACCATTCGCAGACAAAAACAAGACTTCGTTGTTCTGATATTCCGGGAACATTCCGCACTCTCGTTCTCTTGAATAAATTATAGTGCTGTTGAAAACTGCTGCTAAAAACAATTCTACCTCTAAAGTTAAGCCCGTTATGTGGATGCGGCAGTTAGTGGCTGTGGGGTATTCTTGGCCTACTACGTACTTGTGTAGTTCGGTGGGCAGTTCAATGTCTGCTCCACTTATCATGGTTTCATTTGTCGTTGGGCTTACGCGTATGTCTACTGCTGCAGGGGAATCAAGGGTACCCAACGTCAACGTGTCCTTTCCGTGAGCTCCATCATTCCAGTAAGCTACTTCTAATCTGTTTGCGCTGTGTCTGCACTGTGGGGAACAAATGGCTATCCAGCCCAAAGGGTCTGTTTCTAGGGCTCGAGCTCTCTTATCAATAGCTTGCGTTGCTAGCATACCCATGAGTTTGTTGCAAATAGCACAATCATTGCGCCAGTAATAACCTCTACCGGTGAATTCTTTTAACTCATAGAGGGGCTGGTTTGCCGATAGCATCGTTTTATCTGCCCAGTCCATCACGGCATGGTTGCCGAGCACCACTCTACGTTTGTGGCTTCTTAGACAAGTTGATAAGCCAGATAGGTTTTTAAGTGTCGTCATAACCACTTTCATTAACATCGGCATTTTCTCCGTCGATATGCCCGTCACGGATAATAGCTTGCTCAACCCGTCTTCTAACTCAGTGCCGCTGGTTGCCTTGTCTACAGCTTTGCCTACTAACAGAGCGCCTATCATTTGTGGTTGAATGACGTTGTTAGTTTCTGCTCCCAAAATTGAGTATTGGTGGACGGTTGCTAGGTGCGTCATCCAAGCTAAACGTGCAGTTGCTTTCCCATCAGCTACGTTTGTTTTATACTTGGAAGACACTGTGTGTGTACTAAACTGGGCTGTGTTGATCAGTGTTCGCAATTGTACTAATAGATCATCAAAAGTTGTACCTGGCCTCAAGCATCTGCGCAATAAATTGTTCAACAAATCCACGTTAAAAGATTTTTCCGAGAACGACAATATGTTCCCTGTCACTAAAGCTTGTTCTGGGTCTAAAATAATAGTTGGTACTCTGACTATAATGAGTGAGTTGCTCAACTTCAAGTTGTCCACCCAAACTGGCCCAGTGCAAAGTCTTAAGACCCGAATGGTTCCCATCATGCTCACTGTGTGCCATTTTAAATTGGTGTTTATGAGGTATTTACCGTTCACTAGTGCGTCATATTGATCATCATGAACCCTATACACGCGATTGCTGTCAGGGCACCTCAAATACTTATTGTTGCCTTGCCTGTCAAATTCCATCGGACACCAAGCGAATATGTCCTTCCAGTCTCGATACATCTCTGCCACCGTTTGTGCTGACAAAGATAGAATGTTTGCACTAGCTGACAGCGTCACATCTTTTTTCTCTGACAGCTTTACTGGTGTGAACCAAGGTCCCTCACCCATTACCTCTTTTTCTAAGTTCTTGTACTCAGCACCATCTGGTGGCAATCGTCTGCCATGATACTTAAGCATCGCAACGTATACCGGTCTGTCGAGTCGCGTTTGTAACTTATCGTGGTCGCTGCTCGAGTCCCAATAACAAGTTATGTTTTCGCTTTCCATTACATACGCTGAGTAAATGCATGGTCCTTCACTGTGGATCCGTCCCGAGGTGTGACCTCTCACTCTTCTTAGCAGTGCTAATGTGCAACCCACGGGCCCGGGGTCTGACGGTGATGTGCGCTGGTTGCTGGAGAAACCTCTATCTTTGATATGCTCGGACAAATATTCTTCCACAGTTGATGGAACGTAAATTATCTTTGTTTCATCTTTTAGTGCTGAAATTTTGAGTTTTGCTAATTTGTTTCTAACTATGCCTAATGTCCTCGTTTTGTGTCTAGCGTGCCACTCAAAGTTTTCTGCCATGCCGGGAAGTATGGAAGTCTCAGCTCCCACTCTTTTCATGTAACCTGTAGCGATTAACCTGCATTCAGGTTTTGTCTTCATTTGGGAGCATAGATGAGCCAAGCTTATGTATACCAACTCCTGCAAGTCCGGCTCGTAATCATACTCTTTAATTTTTCTTCTGCTAGTGTCTGGATCCACCATTGAGACCTGCCATTTCTTTCTTTTGAATTTTAGGTATGACTTAATACCAGCATGATTGGATGAGACATAAGGATATGCTGCCATATCATCATAATTTGTCGTCTCTACGGTGATACCCATATCTTCTTTTAGATGAGCTGCTAGCAGTTTGTTGTCGAACTTGTGGTACCACATCCAATTTTGCAATCCTGTTCCTCCATGGCTTAAATCTTTGAACCATGTCATGATGCGCTCTGTCAAGATGGCATGACTCAATTCTGGATCATCGAATAAGTCTGGCACCATACTCCACTTTTCCGCTTCTATCTCATCGCAAAAGAGTTCGGCGTGTGGTCCTTTAACGGCTCGACTGTTGCTAGCTAAATAGTCGTGATTTACTACCGTTTCTGAATTCCCCTGTGTTATTTTGAGGCCGGAGCAAGCTGCGCATGCGTTACCAATCGTGCTAAAATTGAAGTTAGAGAGGGGGCCATGCGCGGGTTGCCATTGTTTACCATTGGCTTTATAAGCCTTAATCAACCAGCATAATATTCGCATTCTGTACTTTCCTCGTTTTCCCAAATTGTAAACAATGCCTGCTTTGTTTTTCGTGCCTGGTATGCAGCAATTGCACAAGAGGGCTTCTAGTTGGTTCTTATATTTTCCGGGCGCGTTTTCTAAATCAAATTTTTTCGTTTTGTTATCGAAAGTTAGGTCTTTGGTCAAGCCCATTGACCTAAACAATATGACAAAGGTTGATTTTGAATTGGTGAATTTCGTTTCACATTTCACGAACGGAGCGTAGTGTGTTATGGCTCTACAAAACAACTCGAAGTCAAAGCACTCTGGATCAAACTCTCTGTGCCTTATTCCGCGGTCCACATCATGCAGTAACTGTTCGAAACTCTCCATTATCACGACTTCTCGCGTCTCGTCTTCACCTTCTATCAATAACCGCTGAGGTCCACTTTCACTGTAGCAAGCGAACCATTGCGGATCACATCCAATTCGGCTTCCTATTCTTTTATGCAAAGGGTCAGTTGGCTCAAAGCAATCAATACTTAACCATATCAACTGTTCTTCGCATCGGGTGGCAGCGCTAAAACAGTAACCAAAATTTAAGTGAATGTCAGCTCGCACGTGGGGTGCTTGAATAACTAGCACCGTCTTTGCCCCCTCTCCTTGAAAGCTCCCAATGGTTGAGACGGTTGGTTTGGTATGTCTAACCAGAAGTTTTTTCATTTTTTCAACGTGATCATTGTAAAATACTATAACTTTGTCTACTTGCAAGGCCATTTCCAAGATCTCTTGAGCTCTCCATGCCGGCAAATGCCTCATCGTCACCCCCGTGATTTTGTCGGTGCCACACTCTATAGTTCGCAGTGCTTCGTGTTTCTTGAGTTCTCTGACCAAGCCTTCACCAAATCTGTAAGTTTTTGTCAAACTGGTTGTTGGATGAGATTTGCCCAAGAAATCCAGTAAGTTGGTGGCCCAACGCTGGCCTCCACTTGGACTGAAATCTACATCAGAGATCTGAGTTGGGTCTCCTGCCACTATTAACCTCTTAAAGGACTTGCAGACTAGGGCCAGTTCCCACGGTCGAATTAAAGTGCCTTCGTCAATCACTATTAATTCATAGTCCTCTTTTGTCTTATACGTTGCTTTTTCGAAGCTTTCCAATGTCAAATTGTCTCTTGGTTTAGTGCCTGCCATTAAAGTTTTCCTCGCCCCGCTGGTGCAAGCTATGGCCAACGTCTTTTCAGTGCCAGAATTTAGCGTTTCCACTAGATTGCGCGTTTTTCCTGTTCCGCCCATGCCCTTGAGGAGTTTAATATTGCTTGCTTGGAACATGTCGCGCAATTCTCCTGTTGTCATCTTAATTGAACAAAGAGAAATCAATCTCATTATTTGACTCATGAAGCTGGCTTTTGGTTTGACAATCGTCATCGTGGTCAAACCACTCAGATGCTTGGACTCCACGCTAATTCTGTTGTTTGTCACTGTGACAACGTAAGGGGTGAAACTCGTCCGTCTTTGTACCATCACGAGGTCGCCATTCTTGAGTTTCATGTCACTCACATCTACGTAGTGAGCTTGATCATGAACTGTTGTCAGCACGGGTCGAACCTGTGCTCGACCATATTTCATGGGATCGTTAACGAACAACGTCATAGCATAACATGCATCTCTGAAAGAGTTTCTCACATTGTGCCAAACGTCGTCTATGTGCTCTAGGCTAACATCCCAAATCTCTATGAGACTATCTGGAACGGCTCTTGTATCCAACGCTACTGTCATGTCTCGGGCATATGATGCTAATGTGGTTGGTACCTCAAAGTTATACATACCATTTTTAGGATCATGCTTGGAGCTGTTTAGTAGTTTTCCATGTTCAAACTTCGGGAGGCCTAAAGGTGTTTTGATCGACACTTCTTGGTTTCGGATTAGCACGTAAGCAACGTAACACTTTTCTTCTTCAGTCGCTACATCCCAGGGTTTTTTGAACAAGGACCGGCAACTTGTAACATGTGTGTCCTCGCTTGATAGACTTGCAGCGAACATCGAGCACGTTGCCCCTTCTGCCCACTTAAACCGCGCTATTCTCCAGTGTTGAATGTCATCTTCAACATTCACAGCTTTCGTATGTACAATGGTTGCAAATGCTTCCCGGTCTGAGCACCTTCTAAAGGACACTCCTGTGGCATCAGCCACTGCACCATTAAGCCCAAAGTGGGCTAATATCCCCAATAGATCGCGCGCGCTGAAATTTCTGGTCTTTTTCGTGATTCCAAAGGCAGCACTTTCACTCACCAAACCAGCCACATAATAATTGATGCAGTCCAAACCGCACTCACCAACACCTGCATCTTGAACTTCGGTGATTGTGAAATTAGCTAAAGGTTCCATCTTGTGTCCCAATTCGATGAACGGTATCACGCTTTGTCTTTCTGTGTCTTTTTCTATATGACTGACTTCATGCAAATGACACCTTTTTGATAGTATGTTGTACGCGTTTGGAGGAACTATTGTGGCCATTGCGGCCATTGATACTGGCAATATGTTGATAGCAATTGGTTGAGTTGATGGTCGTGTGACAGGGAACGACCTGGCCCCTTGTATTTGCTGCTCTGCCTTTGATCCTACAGTGTACTGCATTACTTCAACTTTGCAATCTTTGCAAATATCGTCTTCAGATTTTAAGTTGCAGCAGCTACACGTTTTCTCTCCAATTACGTGATTGGATCGATGCGTCTCATGGAAGCAAAAAGTGGGTAGCTCCTGACAACATTCACACCTTCCTCCTTCTCTTGAGGCAGTCGGACTGTGGCAGCATGAGCAATACATGCCAGTGACGTCTGTAACACACCAATCATGGTGACTGCATACTGCCACACCGTCCTTGTACAACTCAAAAACTGTAGTAGCTCTGCTCCAAGCGTCTATGCTTAGCCAGTTCTTTAAAGCGATCCCTGTTGCATTCCTGATGGTTGGCGTTTTTAACACGTTCATGAATTTTGATAGCAGTTCAGAGGTCCGAACTCGATCCAATAAGTCGGTAGTTGACATTGCGTCGCTAAACATGGCAGCTGCTGCACTCAAAAGTACTCTAGGCAATCCAGGGCTTGTTAGCGTTGATGTCACCCAGTCATACAGATCCTCTCTAGCTTGCAAGATTTTTGCCACGTACACGTGGGTATAAACGTCTTCATCCGTGACCTTGGCATTAGAGATTTCGACACCCCGTTTGCTATAGCTAAACCAACTAAGGGCCATACCATATTCAAGCAATTTGTCCTGTGACACTTTACCTGTTACGTTCTTAGTCATTAATCTGTTTAGTAAATCCCGATTAAGTGTGACGCTTTTCGTAGTTATTATGGGCACTCCAGCTGAAGCTAACGCTCCCACAGTTGAGAAGATCGGGATGTCAAATGTAGCGTCTGCGATGTCCAGTGCGGTCAATGTGTTGTATTTTTGGCAAGTTAGCGTTATTATTTGTAGACAGTGAAATCTGCGCCTTGCAACACATTGGACGTGAATGCCATTCACTTCCACAGACTCCTGCCCTCTATAAAAAGGCGTCTCCCAGCCACATGTTTGTGCCAATGTCGTGTTGTTCATCGCCCAGCGCAATTGGCCTCCCACGTACTTGTACCAACCCAAGTTTTCCGGTAACAAACCTTCGTCGGCCGTGCCAATCACTGGACCTATGCAATGTGTGAACATACAGTCGACAGTGTTTGACAAGTCAGGCGTCGTCGTAACATAGTATCTTGTTTTATTTTTAATATTTCCCAGAATGAACCAGTCTTGGTTAAGAAGGCGCTCTTGTGTCTCCTCACCCCATAGAGTTTCTTCCGGAACAACGTTGTTGTAGGCGTAGCTTGCACATACATCAGACAGGAATTCGTAATTGTTATCATTTGTGGTGACTCGGTTGCCAACGAATGTCATTCTTGTTGATTTGGCGTAAGCTCCTCCTATCAACTGTTTATCAGGTGCTGCCGTCTTAACTTTAACTAGTTCAATCCTTGCAAAGGCATTGTTGACGACTCTCGCGTCATGGTCATCTACTGCCTCTACATACATTGTAGACGCTTCATCACCAACTGCCAATCCCAAGGCAGTCTTAAACTCATTTTCTAAAAGATAGCCTGGGTCTATGCCTATAAGAGGAATTTCCGTCGTTTCAGCACTCCGTGCGTGCTCAAAGTCATAGTCCCCACGCCACGCCCCATAAATGCATTTGACAAGATCGGTGTGTGTTATGTAATCGTCGCGTGGGTTGTGAGAATAGTCTATTTCAATCACGGCCGGTTCTACCCACTCTAAATGCCAGCACTTTGGTTCGCTCACCCCTCGTGTGTGGAGGTAGCTGGATCCGTGCTGTTCCGCCAATTCTATGAATTTTTCTATATTAATTGCTAGTGCCAGATCTCGCATTTGCTTGACCCGAATTCCGTGTTCTCGTTTTTCCATAGCAAATGTGTAAGAACCACCGCAAAGCAACTCTGCGTGCCTCGTTAACGCGTTTTGAGTCTTATTGGACATCCCTTGGTTCCACCTGATCATGCTAGGTGGTTTTTTCCGAATGGACTGGAACAAGTGCGTTTCTTTGTAATAGATGAGTTCATGCCAGCAGAAGCTGCGGCTTTTGGGTGTTAGCGTGATTTTTCCTTTCTTTTCCTTGGCTACACAACCTCCCAACTGCCACATTTCCTTAAAAGTCCTCATCAGCTCGGCTGTAGTCAACAATTTTGACTCGTCTGGTAGTGATGAAAGTGATGCATAGCCTGCTGTCTTGAGGTCAGTCGATTTGTTTTTAACGGAGTGAAGTGCGGGATGTGCGGTTATGTGGATTACTTGGTCTTTCCATGTGAGCTCGTAAATTCTTAAGTTGTATTTTGATTTTTCCATTTCGATTACGGTTGGCATCAACAACCGCATCCACTCTAGCAATCTGTCTAGAGTCAAAATACCTCCTGTTGTGAGCACGTGATATGACGAACCAGGAGGCAGGTACCCATAAGGAAAGTTGGGGTCAAGCCAGTTTTCATGTGAATAAAATAGGAATGATTTCCAACAATAACCGCCTGCACCTATTTTAATTTTTTCTGCTTTGCGTTGGCCCGATGTCAACTCGTCGTTTAACGCACCCAACTCTCGCACGTATTCTACACAGTCTTCTATCTGTGACGAGCGTATTTTCTCGTCGAGAAAGGTCGTGTAACGTGGAGCTCTGTCGGGTTGCTGCACTGGCAATTGGAACCCGAACTTCTTCTGGGTTTGGAAATAGGTTTGACGCGGTTCTCCTTCGTCGTCTGAGCTAGACCAGTCAGATTCCTCTTCTGGTTCAGGCTCTTTTTCTTTTTTCCAGCGCAGTTTACTCACGAAAGGTTTTTCCTCTTCCTCTTGTGGTTTACTAGGTTTGCTTGGAATGACTTTGTTAGCAACGTTGACGGACGTTTCACTTGAGGCGACTAACGATCGTGCACTTTTAGTACTACATGTGCACAGGTTGTCTGACTCTTCGTTCCAGATACCCGCAAGAATGTCGTTCATGGCCTCCTTTGATAGTTTCATCAGTCTCATTTCTGCACACTCTGTAGTGTGGACAACACGGCCTTGGTGCGTTCGGCTGCGAATGTCAAACGTGTCAAAGCGGTCGCTTGTGGCTCCTATATTTTCTGACGCCCTGGAGCCTTGGGCGATGTTTGTCCCTAATTTCCCCGTGAAGGGCACCCCGGGACCGGGGGTGTTGTTGTTGTGTTGCCTTATTGTTTGTAAAGGTTGTTTGACTTGTTCCATGATTCAAAAG